AATTTCAGAAACCCTTTTTTCTAATTCCTCCGTACTTACAGTTGCCCTGTTTAATCCTTTCAAGAATTTTGGATACATTAGAACTAACTTATTCAATATTAATTCATAATCAGAGGCTCCTTTTTCTGAATCTACTAATGCAGCGCCTAGTAATTGGAATTGCTTCTGTTGTTCTTCGTTAAGTTTTGCTAATTTGGTTCCACCACCAAATAATTTATCAATACCATTGGAAACACTAATAACCACCTCAAGCATTTCTTTAGCAAAAGGAATAAATTTATCCCCTATTGATATAGCTAATTCCTTCAATGAGCCTTCTGCCCTTGTTAATGTGTTAGCATAAGTAAACATTGTTCTCTTAGCATCACCAACAATACCATTGGCAGTCATTGCCTTCATTATTACAGACAATCTAGCGTGTGTCTTTGTCATCTCATCCGTTTTTTGAACGGTTGTTGTAATGCCCATATTGAGCAACTCTTGCTCTAATCTTGCTTCTTTTAAGTTTATACCAAACTGATCAAGAACTTCGGGAGAACCGGCTAATGCTGCTAAGAATCGTTTTTGTGCATTAGAATCCTGTAACTGAAAGAATGAAGCTAAATCAAGAGACAATGCTTGCATATTTGAAGACATTTTAATAGCTTCTTGTCCTCCAAAACCTAACCCTTGAAAGAATGCTTGAAATGAAACCATTCCCGATTCTATATCAGACTTAACTCTTCCTAAATCAGTAGATAATGATGAAGAAAACATAGTAACCTCAGAAGACATTGATCCAAAGACTCTTTTAAATCTTAAATCAGTCTTCTCAGCCTCACCCGCCATTGTAACCATAGCTTTAACCGCTTGGACTGCCATGACAGTAGAAAGCGTTGCTCCAAACTTACTTGCAACACTACTTATACCCGATAATGATTTCTTTATTTTTGTCGCACCTTTTACGAATTGGGATGATTCTAGGTACGTTTTCAGCGTTAATTTTTCTTCAGCCATAAAGCAAATTTAATTAATATTAGATAGGCAATTGAACTGCCCTATTTTTAATCCTGTCTACTTCTTCTTTTGATGGTAGTGGTGTTTTCTTTTGTGAATCCATATCGTGAGGTAGTTTAAACAAATCTTTTGGTTTTATTGTTTTCTTTCTACCCATAGCACAATTGGCTATCATAGTAGATTGATATCTTGTCCTGTCCCAATGTTGGTTATGATTGTACACATGAGCCTCTAGTAATCTATTAAAATCTGCCCACGTTAATAACCAAAAAACGTCGGGTGATAAACCCAACGTTCCTATTCCTTCATCCAATAAATCGTCAAATGTGATTAATTTTTTTTTACATCATCCTTGGTTGATTCGACAACGTTCCTAGCAATACCATTATTTGAATCATTATCTAATTGCCTAGAACCAACCATTGTATCCATCACCTTCTGAGTATCATCAGCCGATAGATCCATACACCAATCATAGAAATCATGTATATCATAGTCTATAGTTGATGATTTTTTCTCATCATAAGCTATGCATCCCGAATACATTAACCAACATAATGCTTTGGTTTGTTTCCTACCACTAAACACTTTATCCATGTCAGATAACTCAATATCCATACCTTCACAAAATATTGCATAAGTATTCATATTGAAAACTATTCCTCTTTTTTTGTTACCTATATCAATGATACAAGTACCTCTGTGTTTGTTTGTTGCCATAAAATTTAATTAATTAGTTAATCATTAAGGGTATGCTATTGGAGTTGCAGTACTATAAGTTAATGCTCCTGTTCCTATTAAAGAACCACTAAAACTTACCGGTTGTTCTGCTTCGGCGCTTTGTTCTAGTGAAGAAATAATTGCATCACCATACCAAAAAGAACCATCTTTTCCAAAAGCTACTTTTACAGTAGTTCTATTAGTAAAATAAGAATATAGAGGAACAAATCCATTTGCAGAAGCATCGTCTGTAAGACTAAGTAATGCATCAAAATCCATATTAAAACTTTTTATACCCGCCATTACTTCTGTCCAAGCACTACTGTCTTTGGTAGATATATCGGGCGTGTCGGCAGAAATAGATAAACTAGCTGATTTAGCTAATCCTATTGGTATCCATACTTCTGAGCCTACTGCTCCTTGGGGTATGTAAAGGGTTAATGAAGTTCCGTTAATTGCAGCCATATTGTTAATTTTAACTCAAAGATAGATAAAAAAATAGATATAATTATGCAACTCCACTTGTTACGTTAAAATCAGCATTGTAAAACATTGCTCCTTCATTATTGGCTACTAACTCATAACTAGATACATAACACACACCAACAAAAACTGAATTAAGATTTACATCTAAAATCTCAAATTTTATTTTTTCCCCTGTAATAATTAAATCATCTAGAGTAGTTGATGGATTCGGCTCTATGGCTCCATCCTCCCAATCCACATTGAATAATTCCCAATAATAATCTGTTGTATTCCAAGTTTGAGATGTGGTACTTATTTGGAATAAACCCTCAGAGGAAAAACTAGCAGAACGAGAACCAATCATATGTTCCTTCCAACCGGTAACTGATTGGCTTCTAGCTATCCCTTCCCAAGTTTCATCAAGTTGTTCCCAATTGAAGTTTGCAGACTCCCAATAGTAACTTTCTTCAATAGCAGATATATCCGATAACTTAGTAGAAATATCAAGTTCACTCCCATTAAACGAAAAACTGTGAGATTTTGAATATAAAAGTTTATCGTTATCAATATATAAAAGGAGGCTACTTCCATTCATTAACTATTACTTATTACATCTGCATCAAAGAATAAGGATTTTGTATAATAATCATATTGTCCATCATCATCGTTTAGGTATCTCTGACTAGTTTGTTTAAAAACAAACATTGTGTCACTACCAAAATCAGAACTAGCATCATGAGTCCTAATTAATTGTAATATGGAATTTGATATATCATCACAATCATCTTGCCCTCCGAAGTTTAAAGGAAATTTGGTGTGAACTTGTACCTCTACTTCGTGAACACCATAAAACCTATCCTTCAAACTATCGTCAGCAAAATTTGATGATTGTACAACAATGTAAGGATAAGAGGTGAGATCCGTAGGTTTTGCAACCACAGAAACCGCACTAGCATCGTGTGTTATATTCCCGTTTAATTGAGAATAAATATATGCCCTTACATTCTTACTTGTATCATTCATATTCCTCTAATCCTTCAAGATATTTATCAAATAAAATCAAGAAACTTGGCTTTATCCTAAGATGTTTTATATCCTTTATTTTAATTTTATCCTTAATTAAGGTGAAGTCATCTGACTTAGCAAAGAACTTCTCTAAATCCTTATTTAAAGGCTCTACAATGTCTTGTTTCTCATCGAATGGTGTCAGTACACCTTTATCATCTAAAGTCCCGTAAACCTCATACAATTTAGTCCTAGCCTTATTGATTGATTCAACTTGAGATTCTATCTTCTTTAGTGATTGACTTAGTAGGTATGTTAATTCAAATCCTACTCCTTCTTCTGAAGCCTCTACTGCGTTTGTTAACAGAATTAAACCTCTATGGTAATCTTCTGCTTCCTTAAATGTGATTGTTTTATTCTCAAACATTGTTTGTTATATTAATTGTTATACATTCATTTTTACTCATCTTTTGGTATAATCTCTTAAATGCTGATGTGCTATCTGTGCCGTTGTTCTCTTGGCTTAACCCATGTGCATTAGATTTAATACCATTATTTAGGAGTAGACAACCATCAGAATTTGATGTGTCATTTCCTATATGCAAATATACATAGTTAAAGTTTTTTACGCCCTGTATTTCAAAATGATAATCAAACCAATCAAATTTTGCCCTATACTTTTTGGTTAATCCACTTAGTACTTCACGTTTTTTTATGTCATAAGAGCCACAGGGAATCCTTGTCTCCCCTTTAACTTTTACATCCCTACTCTCATCTTCAAGAACAAAGCATTCAAATTCACCATCCACAAAAAGTAATCCTAAAGTAGAATCACTTTGTGAACTAAATCGTTTTAATTCTAAATTCATGCTGATGCGTCTACCGATGGATCAACCCAATCACCTACAATAACTAAATTTAAATCCTCTGCTATAATTGTATAAACGTAATCATCATCAGCACCCCATGCCTCGTATTGTTCACCACTTATTCCGAGGTTACCGTTTGCTACTTGATAACCTTCTACGGTTAAAAGTTGCCAATAAAAAGAGGCTGCTTGTCCCAAGGTTACACTTGTACCTTGTGCTTGTAATTTAACGGCAGTTTTGGTTGTTCCATTCTGCCATACGTCTATTGGTTCTATTTGTTTCATATTTACTCTTGTTTTAATAATGTGGGTAACTCTTACCCTTCTAGTGTTTCAATTCTTGCTTTTAAATCTTCTATTATGGTTTGTTGTTCTTGAATTGCCGCCGTTAACAAAGGTACTATCTTGCTTTGATCAATGCCTTGATAATCGGGAACGGATCGAGTCTCCATTACTGCCTCG